GCAATCCGACAGCCGTGACGGTGAAGTGACGCGGCACAGGGGGGAGTGAAATGGACGACATTCCAGAGGTTGATGCGAGTCTGATCGATAACGACGATATATTCCAACCCAAATGGTGGGAGATAATCGCAGTCGTCGTGGCTGGCACGGCCCTCTATATGCTCGAACTGCCAACGGTATGGTGGGTGGCCGGGTGTTTATTCATCGGGTGCTGGATGCTCCAGAACTGCGTCCGGAGACTGGCACTGCGCGACGCGCTGCACACCCAGATGCTAGACCGGCGGATCCAGATTCTAGAAAGACAGGTCTCGGCAATGCGCGTCGGCATTGACGAGCTTCACCGACGCGAAGCTATGCGGAGCCGGGAGAGGGCATGAGAACAGAGTCACCCTGTCGCATGCAAATGTCCGGACCTCGGACAAGAGGCCTCGACCATCCCAGCGTTTGCGGTGATATCGCCTGACAGCACGCGCTTGTGAATGTTCGGGACGGTCCCTGTCTGAGCCGGTAGGTCCTTCGATCGGCGGGCGGCGGCTCGCCTACGGTCGGCCCCTAGAGACAACAACAATCGGGGCAGCGCCGGATGACCGAGACGAGTCCCCGCAAACCTGGCCCCCGCGGCCGGGTCGGAGCCACGTTGCTCCGAACAACACAACAACCGAGCTCGACATAGTGCCGGGCTCGATCGTTTTTGTTGCGATGGCGCGCCCATAGCGACGGCGTCGGCCTGAGCCTGATTATGGGAGAATCGCTCGGTTTTGCGCGATTTTGTCTAGGAAGCACAACCAAATCTGCCGAAATACAACCAATCACGCAAATTTGATTTGCGTCCAGAACCAATTGCAAATTATGAGCTTTTTACGGCTAAAATCAATGGAAGCAGCAAAATACAACCTCAGATATGCGAAAAAACGGCAAAATCGGCCTCGCGTGGGTATACTAAAAATATAAGGGTAATAAATTCAGAGTTGCGTCCCGAATTGCCCCGCGCCCGCCCTTGAGGCGGGTTTTTTGTTCTAGTCCAAGCCAACCCCGCCAGTTGCGGGGTTTTTTATTGCCAACCCGAAAGGACATGCCATGTCGAACCTCCGCATCCAACTGACGACCAATGCGAGCCCTAAATTGGTCGATCTCGTCCAGCGCGCCGCCCGGGGTCAAGATCAGAAGGTAGCCGAATTCGTTCGCGGCGCTATCGTTCAGCGGCTGAAGGCTGAAGGCCACGACCTGGCCGCGGCTTTGCGGGACTAGCCTTCGCGATCTGCGCAGTACGTCGCGCTGAACCCCGTCGCCTGGCCATTCGCAACGATGTTGCGAGTTTGGGCGTTTTGAGCCCCTTACCTGCGACAGAATATTTTCAGATTTAAATACCGTTCCCCGTTTCAGCAGCAGTCCGTCAGTCCAGTCCACCTCTGGAAAGGAGAACCCATGCGCCAGCGACGTTTCCACAGCCGCCGCGGCCCGGTTTGTTCGATTTGCGCGCATGCGGACCGGCCGCGAATTGAGGCATTGAGATGCGCCGGCGCCAGCCTGGACGCGTGCGCCAAAAAGTTCGACGTCAGCAGGGATTCCCTGCACAGGCATATGCACGCGCATGTGACGGACGACGCGAAAGCTCAATACCTGGCCAACGTTCCGATCCAAGAACTGGCGCAACTGGCAGCCAGCGAGGGCACCAGCGTGCTCGAATATTTGTCCCTGGTTCGCTCGGTCCTGATGCAGGAATTTCAGCTCGCATCGCAGGCGCACGCGCACCACGCGACGTCGGCGTTGGCAGGTCGATTGAACGAGACCTTGAAACTGATCGGAACGATCAGCGGTGAGATGTCCGAGTTGGCGAGGATCACGATCAACGGCAACGTCAACGTCATGAATCATCCGGCGATCGCCACCCTGCAGCTGAAGATTCTTGAGGCCCTGGAGCCGTTCCCATCCGCGGCGCAGGCGGTGGTGACGGCCCTTCGTTCCTTCGACGACGAAAGAGCTCCGGCCGCTGCCACAGACATGAAAACGATTGAACATCATGCCGCAACTTAGCCTCGCCTCACAGATCGCCGGGAAGCTGGCTTGTCAGACGCTGGCCGGATTCGTCCGCGAGGCCTGGCACGTGCTCGAGCCGAACGCGACCTATGTCCATAACTGGCACGTCGACGCGATCTGCCAGCATCTCGAGGCGGTGACCGACGGCCGGATTAACCGGTTGTTGATCAACGTTCCACCGGGCAGCATGAAATCGCTGCTGGTCTCTGTGCTATGGCCGGCCTGGGAATGGGGGCCGAAGGGTCTGCGCTCGATGCGCTACATCGCGACCTCCTTCAATGACCTTCCGGTCACGAGAGATACCCGCAAAACGCGGGATCTGATCTTGTCGGACTGGTATCAGAGCCTCTGGCCTGAAGTGGTGCTAACGCGGGCGGGCGAGACTAGTTTTGCTAACAGCTCGACCGGATTCCGGGAAGGCGTGCCGTTTGGCTCGTTGACCTCGCAGCGCGGCGATCGTCTGATTATTGACGACCCGCATTCGACCGAAACGGCCGAGTCCGAGGTGGACCGGGCCAGCACCGCCCGCAAATTTCGCGAGGGCGCTGTCAACCGCCTCAACTCGCAAAGCCGGAGCGCCCTCGTCATCATTATGCAGCGCCTGCATGAGCAGGACGTTTCCGGCGTCGTGCTCGAACTCGGCATGGGATACACGCATCTGATGCTGCCGATGGAGTTCGAGGTCGAGCGGCGCTGCTCAACATCGATTGGCTTCGTTGATCCTAGAAGCACCGATGGTGAACTACTTGATCCGGGGCGTTTTCCGCGTGAGGTGATCGAAGACCTCAAGCGCGATATGACGGCTTACGCTTTCGCCAGCCAATACCAGCAGCGACCGGCGCCCCGAGAGGGGAACATGTTTAAGCGCGCCTGGTTCGTCGACAAGCTCGTTGATGCACCGCCGCCGAACTGCCGATGGATCCGGCATTGGGACTTGGCGGCATCTAAAAAGAGCACCAGCGCCGCCACCGCAGGCGTCAAGATCGGCCGGGCACCGGACGGCAAGTTCTATGTCGCCAATGTGATCAGAGTTTTGGAAGAAGGTGCGGTGGTTCGCCAGATCATCATGGCTACGGCCCAGGCCGATGGCCTCGGCGTCGAAATAAGTTTGCCGCAGGATCCCGGCCAGGCCGGCAAGGTGCAAGCGCAAGACTTGGCGGCGATGCTCGCCGGCTTCGTTGTCAGCGCCGAACCCGAGACCGGCGACAAGGAAACCCGCGCGCAACCGTTCGCGGCGCAATGCCAAATCGGCAACGTCTTTCTGGTCCGAGGCGGGTGGAACGAAGCTTATCTCGACGAGCTTTGCGTGTTTCCGTCGGGAAAATTCAAGGATCAGGTTGACGCTTCGTCGGGTGCATTCGGACGGCTCGTTACCTCAAAAACAAATCGCATGTTCAGCAACGAAGTGCTCCGCGCTGCTCTCAATCCAAGCGTGAAGCCACTGTTCGATGAGAAGCAAACCGCGGCGATATTTGGGGTGCCGCGATGACTATTTTCGGCCCGAGCCATCTTCACGACATTGCAAGGAGAATTCAGCAACGGGTTCCGGTGCCGAAGGTTGCGGCGCCGCACGAAGCGTTTTGCGTCGGCATAGACCTGGCGCCTGATTTCGCGGCGTTATGCGTTTTGGAACGGCTCACCATCACGACCGAAGAGATGCCGAAGCGGCAGACGAAGTTCGAACCGCCGGCTGTCGTCAGCACCAAGAAGAAGCTCCATCGCCTTCGTTGGCTGCAACGGCTGCCGTCCGGATATCCGGAAATAATAGAAATCCTTCAAATGCTACTGGCTTCGTTGCCAGAGGCGCGGATGAAGCCCGCAATAATTCTCAACGTCACCCACACCGGCAAGCCGGTCGCCGTTTTGATGGCGAAACATGGCCTGGGTGTGGTCGCTGTCACGGCAACCGCCGGCGAGGCCGAGCACCGCGTCGCGCAGGGTGAATTTCGTGTTCCCCAGAAAGACCTGATCGGAACGCTGGCGGTGTTGCTGCAGTCGCGCCGGTTCGAAATTTCGCCCGATCTTAATGAAGTCGAGAAGCTGGTATCAGAACTCGGCAATTTCGGCACCGCCGATGACGACTGGAAGTCTGACAACCTTTGTCGCGCGGTCTGCATCGCCGCGTGGTGGGGTGAAAAAATGATGCCGCCGCCAAAAATCACATTCACGATGGCCCGATGAACAGAAGGACAATGGAATGACCGATATCGACACGACCAAGCGAGCCTCGGACATGACCGAGGCAGAGCGGCAAGCGTTCCTCGCTCAATGCAGGAAGATCGCCGGCGCATCGCCTCCGCCGGTCGAGACGACGCAGAAGGACGCGAGAGACATGTCCGAACATGAGCGCGCCGAGTGGCTGGCCGATTACCGGAGAAAATTCCGATGAATATAAAAACGGAGAAAGCAGTGAAAAAACCATATGTCCAGTTCGCCGGTACCAGGAAGGTCTACCATTGCGACGTTGGCCGCGATGGACTTCATCCGACCGCCAGCAAGCCGACTTGGTCAATCAGCAGCTCACGAGGCGGTGAGCCATCGCACGATCTTGCCGCGATCGAGGTTTCGTCAGACGGTCTGAGCGCGCGAATCATAACCCATCAGTGGGACGGCCGGATCATCGTGACGGTTTCGACCCACGTCGACCGGACCACGATCACGGATTCATTTGAGATCGAGGTTCTGCCAGCGCCGGCCGAACTGCCGCAGCTGCGATTCGGTCAATTCAGGGACAGGCCGCTATGACGGATAACCTGAAATATCATTTGCGCCTGCTCGAGCGATTTTTTCACTATGACTCGATCGGCTCGCAACATTCGTATGAATGGCAAAAAGACGCGATCGTCACCGACCCGGCCGAGATCGCGCTTTTGGAAGCGCGGCACGCACCAGTCGAACGAATAATTATCCCAATGGAGTTTAGACGATGAATTCTATGATGAGCGACAGACTGAATGAAGCCGCGGCCGCCGTCGCCATGTGGCGCGATCGCGTGAGAACCCTCAACGAGAGTATCTCGAAAGCCGAAGCTGTCGCCGCTGCCAGCACCCGGGCCCGCCAGCAAAGCGTATTGAATGCCGCACTCGGCGACGACGCCGCCAAGGAAAATCTGGCGACGGTCCTCGAAGACGATCGCCTGGCGGCCGGCGAATTGGAAGGTCTACGCTTGGCGCTTCCGCTGGCCACCTCCAAACTCACGGAGGCGGAGGCTACACATCGCGCCGCGGAAGCCGAATGGCGAAAGGCAGAGGTGAATCGGCTGGCCCGAGAGCGCGTTGCCGCGGCGGCTGCGATCGATTCAGCTTTCGCGGATTTCAGCAGGGCATTCGACACCTTCGCGTCGCTGGGCAGCGAGCTTCTCGATCTCGCCTCTCAGGAGCCAGGTGCGAACGCGCTCTTCCTCGCCGAAACGATCTCGGGCGAGGCCCGCCTTGTGGCGTCGCTGCCGGCCAGGCCGTTCCTCCAGATCAAAGAGCGCTACCCATTTATGCCGATATCTACCAGCCGATCGCTGGCCGCCAGCGAGGCTCAGTATTGGCGCCTATCGCCGCCGACCGAGTCGGAGAAGGCCGCTTGATATGAAATCGCGGAGGCCGTCATCAGCCACCGCTACACTTGCCCGCCGCCGGCTGCATTTTCGGAAGTTAATGCGCCGCGGCGGGTCTTTTCCCATTGGGGATCGCCGGCAATTTCTGGATATGCCCCGCCGGCGACGGACAAGTCGAGCAAGTGTCCGAATCAACAACACTCGACATGAGGGCGCGCGAAACTCCTGTCGCGGCGGCCCTCAGCTCTTTTTGAAAAAGGATGAAATGACGTGGACTTGTCACGACTAAGCGACGACGAATTAAAACTGTTGGAACGGCTGCTATCTAAAGCCGCCGGCCTGTTTCACGGCGACGTGGATATTCCGTTTCGAATTGAACTCGTCAGGCAGATTGTTGATCCAAACGCTGCCGACAAGGACATTGCCAAATGACGCAAGTATTCACCCTTCTCGGTTTCGTCGCGAAATTGAAGGCGATCGACGCCGATTTGAAAATAACCAGCGAGGCCATAGTCGCCAGGGCGTGCGAAATGGTGGCGAATGCGGCGAAGGATGCGCTCGGAACCTACGAATTCGGCTGGGTCAGTCTTGCGCCGGAAACGATCGCTCGCAAAATGCGAGGCGACAGTCCTCTCCTCGAAACCGGCGAGCTGCGGTCGTCGATCGAGTGGCAAGCACACGGCCTCAAGGGCGAAGTCGGCAGCAATTCAGACCGGGCAGTTTGGATGGAGTTCGGCACCTCGCGCGTTCCTGCCCGCCCGTTTCTCAGCTCTGCAGCGGCGCAGATGGAGGGCGAGATCCATAAGCTAGCGGCAAAGGCAGTGCGTGCTGTACTGATGGGCCGCGGTCTGCACGGCTCGGAGCTCTCCGAGCTGATCCATTTTCTGAAACACGCCGGTCATGCGCTGAAAGAGGCCGCCGATAAGGCGCTAGAGACCGATGAGG